TATGTCTTACGCAGGTCTTCACGTTCACACGCACTACAGTCTTTTTGATGGTATCGCTACACCAGCAGAGTATGTTGAACGTGCTTTAGAAATTGGTATGCCAGCTGTAGCCATCACTGATCATGGCTCGTTGACTGGTCACAGAGAGTTTTATCGCACCGCTAAGGAAAAGGGTATCAAGCCTATCCTCGGTGTTGAGGGGTATATTACACAAGATCGCTTTGACCAGCGTGACCCAAAGGACAGGTCAGAGCCTCTAGATCTTATCTATAATCACATTATTATCCTTGCTAAGAATCAGCAGGGTCTTGAGAATCTAAATAAGCTTAATGAGATTGCTTGGACAGAGGGCTTTTACAAGAAGCCACGTATTGACTATGAAGTCCTGGAGAAGTATAAGGATGGGCTTATTGTTACTTCTGGCTGCCTTAGTGGAACTATTGCTAAAGCTATTGAAGCTGGTGAGATGGCAGAAGCTAAACGTCAAATTGAATGGCATAAGAATGTATTTGGCGATGACTACTACATTGAGGTTATGCCACACAACCCTGCAGAAGTAAACAAGCAACTGCTTGAGCTTGCAGACGAGTTCAATGTTAAGTCTGTTGTAACTCCAGACTGCCACCACGCACACACAGGGCAGAAAGAGATTCAAGAACTTAAACTAATTCTTAATACTTATAGTAATAAGGTTGAGAAGGGTGCTACCTATGAGGCAGCTGCTAAGCACGAGAATCTCATGGACAGGCTTGACTATCTGTATGGTGCTGAGCGTGGCATTACATTTAGGGACTTTGACATTCACTTGCTCTCTGATGCAGAGATGCGTTCTGCAATGCTTTCTCAGGGTATCGATAGAGAAGATATCTATGAGCACACTATTGAGATTTCAGACAAGGTAGAGGACTATCGCATTGAAGATCACCTAGAGCTTCTGCCAGCACAATATCAAAACCCAATGCAAGAGCTTACCAACCTTGCTATTGAGGGTCTAAAGGAGCGAGGAGTCTATAAGACCGAAGGCTACATGGACAGGCTTGAAGAAGAGCTAGACGTTATCGCCAATAAGAACTTTGGTCCATACTTCTTGGTTGTACGCAACATGATTAACTGGGCTAAGAAACAGGGCATCCTGGTTGGCCCTGGACGTGGTTCTGCTGCTGGCTCACTGCTATGCTATTCGCTGGGTATCACAGACGTTGATCCTATCAAGTATGGTCTGCTGTTCTTCCGTTTTATTAACCCTGAACGTAATGACTTCCCAGATATTGATACAGATATTCAAGACTCACGTCGTGAAGAAGTAAAAGATTATCTTGTTAGGCAGTATCGTCACGTTGCTTCTATTGCTACGTTCTTGCAGTTTAGGGGCAAGGGTATGATTCGTGATATTGCACGAGTCTTATACATCCCTCTAACTGACGTAAATAAGGTTCTGAAGCTTGTAGATGACTGGGATGACTATCTACGCTCTAAGAATACTGCTTGGTTCCGTGAGAAGTATCCAGAGGTAGAGAAGTATGGCGAGCAGCTTCGTGGTCGCATTCGTGGAACTGGTATTCACGCTGCTGGTGTTGTGACAGCTAAAGAGCCTATCTTCCGTCACGCACCTATGGAGACACGTAACTCTCCAGGAACTGGTGAGCGTATTCCCGTAGTGGCGGTAGATATGGAAGAGGCTGAGCGCATTGGCCTAATCAAGATCGATGCTCTGGGTCTTAAAACACTGTCTGTTATTCAAGATACTGTTAATACTATTAAGGACAGAACTGGTAAAGAAATTAATCTACTAGAAATTCCTCTTGATGATGACAATGTTTATGAGATGCTCTCTAGTGGCTATACGAAGGGTGTCTTCCAGTGTGAAGCTACACCTTATACTAATCTGCTAGTTAAGATGGGTGTCAAAAACTTTGACGAGCTTGCAGCTTCTAACGCTCTCGTCCGACCTGGTGCTATGAATACTATCGGTAAGGACTACATTGAGCGTAAGCATGGCAAGCAGCAGATTGCGTTCTCTCACCAAGTCATGAAGCCATTTACTTCAGACACCTATGGGTGTATTCTTTATCAGGAACAGGTCATGCAAGCTTGTACAGAGCTTGGTGGCATGACTATGGCAGAAGCTGACAAGGTTCGTAAGATCATTGGTAAGAAGAAGGATGCCAAGGAGTTTGACCAGTTCAAAGACCAGTTTGTCAAGGGTGCTTCACGTTACCTATCTCCAAACAGGGCAGAAGATCTGTGGCATGACTTTGAGGCTCACGCTGGGTATTCGTTTAACAAATCACACGCTGTAGCTTATTCTACGCTGTCGTATTGGACCGCATGGCTAAAGTATTATTATCCTCTTGAGTTTATGTTCTGTATGCTTAAGAATGAAAAAGATAAGGATGTACGCACAGAGTATCTGATTGAGGCAAAGCGTATGAATATTCCAATCCGTTTGCCACACATCAACGAGTCTGATGTTGACTTCAAGATCGAGGGTAAGGCCATTCGCTTTGGACTATCTGGTATTAAGTTTATTTCTGATGTTATTGCACAGAAGTATGTAGCTGCTAGGCCGTTTAATTCTTATGCTGAGCTTGAGCAGTTTACTTTGACAAAGGGTAATGGTGTAAACACTAGGGCACTTAATGCTATGCGTATTATTGGTGCTGCAACATTACCAGACAGTCCTCGTGATGAAGATGAAATTAGGTCTAACCTTTATGAGTATTTGAACTTGCCAGAATTTAGTATGCAGGTTCCACCACACTACCTACCGTGGATTACTCAGATTGAAGACTTTGATGAAGCTGGCTCATTTATTTTGATGGGCATGGCACGTAGCATTAAGCGTGGCAAAGGATGGTCTAGGGTAGAAGTTCTAGATAAGACTGGTGCTGTTGGCATCTTTGATGACGAGCAGACTACGATTGAGACTGGTAAGACATACATCTTCTTGGCTTCTAATAACAGAATTCTTGAAGCCATACCAGCAGACCAGATTGGTGATCACTCTAACGCAATCATCAAGTGGCTAAACTATAAGATGTTGCCATACAGTGGTGATGAGCTTTATGTAGTCTCGTTTAAGCCAAGGGTAACTAAGGCTGGCAAGAAGATGGCTAACATGACTGTAGCAGATACAGCAAGAGACTTGCATCCAGTAACAGTGTTTCCAACACAGTTTGCTGATGCTTATATGAAGATTAAGGCTGGTAATGCTTACAGCTTTAAACTAGGTAAAACAAAAGATGGGACAGTTATATTAAATGAAATACTTGGATAAATTGGCAATTGAGCTACACAAAACTGCTGTTGAAAAGGGGTTTTGGCCAAAAGATGTAGATGATATTTTTGTTACTAAGCAGCTTATGATGATTGTTTCTGAGGCTGTTGAGGTAATGGAGGCTATTCGTAAGGACAAGGGTGAGGGTCAGATCGCTAGCGAAATGGCAGATATTATTATTCGCACACTTGACTTGTATGCTGGTTTGGTAGAGAATGGATATATTAAAACTTCTTTGGATGTAGAAATTGATGCTAAGGCAAACCTAAACAAGACACGACCAGAAAAACACGGGGTACGATTCTAATGACAACAATTGATGAAGCACTAGCAATGTTAGACCCAAAGCTAAGGAAGAAGGTTGGGCCAGCTGTAGGTATTAAGACTGAGTTCCAGCCTACACCAAGCCCAGGACTCAACAGAGCACTTGGTGGTGGCTTCCCATATGGAAGACAGGTTCTTCTGTGGGGAAGCAAGTCAAGTGCTAAGTCTTCACTGTGTCTTCAAACTATTGGTATGGCACAGAAAGAAGGTAAGCTCTGTGCTTGGGTAGATGCTGAGATGTCTTATGATGAAGAATGGGCTAAGCGACTTGGTGTAAATACAGAAGAGCTTATCTATTCAGAAGCACGTAGTGTTAATGACATGGTTGATGTGGTAACATCACTGCTACACGCTGGGGTAGACCTGGTTGTTATTGACAGTATTAGCTCACTTCTACCAGCTGTATACTTTGAGAAAGACTCTCATGAGCTTAAGCAGCTAGAGAATACCAAACAGATTGGTGCAGAGTCTAAGGATCTCAAACATGCTTGGCTAATGATTAACTACGCCAACAATCAAGAAAAGCCAGCATTGGTTATCGCTATTTCTCAGTCTAGAAATAATATTGGTGCTATGTACACACAGTCTGTTCCTACTGGTGGCCAGACTACACAGTTCATGTCATCAACAATTGTTAAGCTATTCTCTTCTAGCTCTGATGCTCAGGCTATTAAGGCTAAGGTAAAGTCTGGGGACAAGCTGATTGAGCAAAAGGTTGGTCGTAGGGTTCGATGGGAAGTGACTAACTCTAAGACCTCTGCTCCTGGAGATAGTGCCGAGTATGACTTCTACTACCGTGGAGATTATATTGGGGTTGATACCATTGCTGATCTTGTGGATACTGCAGAAATGCTTGGTCACGTCAACAGAACTGGTGCTTGGTATCAGCTAGAAGACGGCTCAAAGCTTCAGGGGCGTGATGCCTTTGTTGAGAGGGTAAAAGAAGATGAAGCACTTCGTAATCAACTATTGGAGAAGCTAAGTGAATAGATATACTGTTTATAACGGTAGCTTTAAATGTCAAGAATGTGGTATGGCTGTTAATAGTTTAAGGTCATACCCAGAGCAAAAGAAGCTAACGTGGATGTGTAAGGACAAACATCTTAGTGAAGTTAGTCTACAGACTAAAAAGAGTAAGAAGGACTATGAGCGAAAGAGGTGAGTCTAAGAGGATAGGTGCTAAGCAGCACAAGAACTCTGGACGTAATACTAAAAAGGGTGATGCAAGTTGGTATAACTTTGTCATCGACTTTAAAGAGGTAGGCAAAAGCTTTACTCTTAATAAAGATGTTTGGGCCAAAGCTACAACGGATGCCTTGAAATCTAACAAAGATCCTGCTATAGTTGTAGTTATTGGAGAAACACAGAAAACAAGACTGGCAGTTATTGAGCTGTCATTGCTAGAACAACTGCTAGAAGAGAGAGAAAATAATGAAAATTCTAATGCTTGATATTGAAACAACTCCAATGCAAGTCTATACTTGGGGCTTGTGGGATCAGAATATTGGTATTAATCAGATTATCAAACACACAGAGATGATGTGCTTTGGTGCTAAGTGGCTTGGCCAAAAGAAGGTTACATTCAAGTCTGTTCACCATGACGGTAAGCAGAATATGCTTGAGACATTGCATGAGATGATGGACCAGGCTGATGTGCTAATTGGTTGGAACTCTGCTGCTTTTGACCACAAGCACATTCGTAGAGAGTTTCTTGAGGCTGGCCTAGAGCCACCAAAGCCAACCAAGGATCTTGACCTTATGACTGTCGTAAAGGCAAACTTCTTGTTTCCAAGTAACAAGCTTGACTATGTTGCACAGAAGCTTGGGGTAGGTGCTAAGGTAAAGCACTCTGGCTTTGAGCTATGGATTGACTGCATGGACGGTAAAGACTCTGCATGGAGAGAGATGAAGAAATACCAGATCCAGGACGTTGAGTTGCTGGATAAGCTATACAATGTTCTTCTGCCTTGGCTTCCTGGTAAGTCTAGTGTTACTAGCAAGGAAAAGCACGATTTGGCTGGTATCGAGGGAATGGTATAATAAATTGATGGAAAATACTGAAAATAAGACAACTTTGGATATGGTAAATGGGTTAGCAGAAATTGCTGACTTTATGAATGATGAAGAACTAACTACAGCATTGACTACTATAGCTAAGTTGATTCTTAAACCAGATATTCCTTTGAATGTTGCTACCGTTGAGGTGGTTAGATTGCAAGCAATTGCAGCTAAGATGTCTTTTAAAGCAACGTGGATGGCAAACGTAGATAAGGGAGATAGGGCAAAAAAGAATATATACTTTACGGCAGCAGCATCAATTAATGAATTGGTTGCAGCTCTCAAGTATATTGCTCGATAATATTATGGTTAAAAATTTATTACAAGACATGATGGGCGATTCAGCCAAGATTAATACTGTTCAAGAAGAAATGAATGAGCTTGTTGAAAAGATTAATTCTGGCTATATCGCTAAGCGTGGCCCAAAGCATCAACAGAAGAAAACCTTTGCACCTTCTACTATTGCCTACGGGCATGGAGAATGTCCTAGATATTGGTATCTAGCTTTCGAGGGTGGCACTTTTGAAGATCATGCAGACCCATTTGCTGGTGCGAATATGACTAATGGAACTAAGTCTCATGAGCGTATTCAGGAAGCAATGAAGGATGCTGGCATTGTCATTGATTCAGAATTTAAGATTACATATAATGACCCACCTATCTTTGGGTTTGGAGATGTGCTAATCGACTGGAAGGGAGAAGAGCTTCTAGTTGAGATTAAAACTGCTATGCAGGAGGGCTTTGAGTATAGAAAAGCAAACCGCAAAGCAAAGCTTGGTCACTTGATTCAGGTTCTTATTTATATGAAGATTCTGAAAAAAGCCAGGGCAGTTATTATTTATGAAAACAAAAACAATCATGAACTGTTGGCGATACCTGTCAATATTAGTGATTATTATATTGGTTGGGTAGACCAGACATTTGAGTGGATGCGTACAGTTCGTAAGGCTTGGGAAGACAAAAAACTTCCCACCAAGAACTACCGATCTAATTCAAAGATCTGCAAGACATGTCCACTAAAGGCTGTTTGCGATCAGGCTGGAAAGGGAGACGTAGAGATTAAGTCTATGGAGCCTTTAGATGAAAAACTGTCAATGGTGTGATGCCACTTTCGAAACAAATATTTCTTATAAGATCTACTGCTCTACTGAGTGCAGAGAAGAAGCTACTAAAGAAAAGATAGCTGAAAAGTATGCACAAAAACGTAGAGCTAAGATGATGAATAAAAAAAGGCATTGCAAATCATGTGGCTCACTTCTTTCCGCATATAACGATGAAACTATTTGTCATGCATGTAGTGTAGATCCTAAAGATGTTGCTAAGGCTTTGAAAGAGCTGAAGGATATTGCTAATGGTAAAGCTTAATGAAATACTTGATCCTAAACCGAATAAGCTTTGCTCTATTGATGCTAGTACTAACAGTCTTGCGTTTGCTATATTCGATTCTGGTAAGCTTGTCAGTGTTGGCAAAATCAATTTTAAGGGAGTAGATGCTTACCAAAAGATTGCTGATTCTGTTAGAAAGACCAGAGCATTCTTTGAACATCATAATGATTTAGATGCTATTGTAATTGAGCATACGGTGTTTATGAATAGTCCTAAGACAGCAGCTGACCTAGCACTAGTTCAGGGAGCAATGCTTGGCGGAATAACTCTTAATGGTGTTAAAACAATTAAGTCTATTAATCCCATTGCTTGGCAAACTTTTCTGGGTAATGGAAAGCTAACCAAAGAAGAGAAGATAAAGATTAGAGAAGAGAATCCAGGCAAGAGCGATTCGTGGTATAAGAATCGTGAGCGTGAGTTCAGGAAACAAAGAACAATTAAGCTAATTGATATTAACTATGGTAAAACTATAACTGACAATGATATAGCTGATGCTGTAGGCGTGGGTCATTATGCTATTAACAACTGGTATAAGCTGACTTGACAAGGAGATGCAATGGCTGCTAAACTTTATACAAATGAAACATGGCTCAAGAAGAGATATCATCTTGACCGTAAGACACCAGAAGAGATCGCTAGAGAATGCGGTGTCACTGTAGAAACAATATATGTTTATCTAGCTAAGTTTGGATTGAGGAAATCTAGAAGATGAGTAAAGAGACGGAAGATCAAATTGATCGGGTGGTGAATGAGATTAGGGATATGCTCATTGCCAAGAATCGTGCCTATGGCGATTCTGCCATTGACCCTGTAAGGGTTTTTTCTAAGGCAGATGCTGTAGAGCAAATCTATGTTCGTATTGATGACAAGTTGTCAAGGGTAAAGCGAGGACATGAGTATCCAGGTGATGATACTATTTCAGATCTTATTGGATATTTAGTGTTGTTGCTTATTGCAAAGGAGAGAGATGAAGCAGTTCAGTAAAAAAGAAAACCTATCATTTGATGATATTTTGCTAGTTCCACAGTATTCTGACATTACAAGTCGTAAAGATGTAAGCCTAAGAACAGCTATTGGCCGTGGAACAAAGAAGTCTATTGGCCTAGACTTGCCACTTATTGCTGCACCAATGGATACTGTGTGTGAATGGGAGATGGCTTCTGCTATGCGTAGATCTGGTGGGCTTGGAATTATCCATCGATACATGCCTATTGATAAGCAGGTTGAGCAGATAAGGCTTGGAGCAGCTTCTGGCCGTGTTCTTGGAGGATCTGTTGGTGCTAGGGGCAGCTTCATTTCTGATGCACAACTTTTAGTAGATGCTGGAGCAGCACTAATTCTTGTAGATGTAGCTAATGGTCATAGCCAGATTGCTATTGATGCTGTAAAGCATTTGAGAAATGTTTTCGGTGAGCAGGTACACATCATGGCTGGCAATGTCTCTACTTGGGATGGATACGCTAGGCTGTGTGATGCTGGGGTAGACTCAGTCCGTGTCGGTATTGGTGGAGGCTCTGCTTGTACTACACGGGTTGTCAGTGGCCATGGAGTTCCTACATTAGCTTCCGTAATGTCTATTCTAGAAAAGATAGACTACAAACTTGATCCAGCTGTTATTGCTGATGGTGGCATTCGTAACTCTGGTGATGCAGCTAAGGCTCTAGCAGCTGGTGCTAAAGCAGTAATGGTTGGAAGATTGCTAGCTGGTACTGATGAGTCTCCTGGAGAGATTGTGGACGGTCGCAAAGTATTCCGTGGAATGGCATCCAGAGAGGCTCAGGAAGAGGGTAGAGGCTCTGTGTCGGGCGTAGAAGGCATTGCAACGACTATCCCATATATTGGACCAGTTAAAAACGTATTAGAAGACTTTAAAGCTGGTCTTAGCAGTGCTCTCTCGTATACTGGTGTTGACAACCTTGTTGACTTCCACTTCGAAAGTATGTATAATAGAGTATCGAGTAATTCATTAAATGAAACTAAACCACACGCTAAGGAGTAACATTGCGTAAGCGTAAGTCTGTCCCACCACCACCAAGCAAGTTTTTTCGTTTCCCTGAAATCACTGTAGGTAATTTCATTATTGAAAAGGGAGACATAATTAAGATTGATGGTGAGTGGGGGCAAAGATTTAAATTTGATTGCCTAGTTACTAATAAAGAGACTGGTGCTCAGTGGATTGATTGCTTTGAAGTCCACAAGATGCGTACTGGTGTGCTAAGATCATTTAGGCTAGATAGGGTTAAGCGAATTCCAAAGAGAAGGGGCAAACGTCGTGCCAAGCGAGGAACAAGTAGTACAACATCTTGATGAAGTAAATAGAGTAGTTGGCGAATATCTTAAGGGTAGTGATCCAACCAAGATCTCTAAAGAGCTTGCAATTCCAAGAACTAGGGTTGTGACTCTTATCAAAGAGTGGCAGACTATGGCTTCTGATAACTCTGCAATTCGTGCCAGGGCTAAAGAAGCTCTAGCTGCAGCAGATGAACATTACAGTAGACTAATTACTCACACATATGATGTTATTGATGAGGCTACAACTACTGCTAATCTTAGTGCTAAAACTGCTGGCATTAAGCTAGTTATGGATATTGAATCTAAGCGTATTGAGATGCTACAAAAAGCTGGCTTGCTTGAGAACAAAGAGCTTGCTGAAGAGATGATGGAGGTTGAGCGTAGACAGGAGATTCTTATGAATATTCTTAAAGACATTGCTGCTGAACATCCAGAGGTTCGTGATAAGATTATGCATAAGCTATCAGAAGCATCAAAAGGTTTAAACGAGACAGTAACGATTGTACAAAATGTTTGATGAATTTTTAGAGGTATTACAGGATAACCCATTTGATGAAAACCCTGTCGATGTCAAGACGTTTGTAGAGGGCGAGGACTACCTTGGTCAGCCACCATTGTCTGATATCCAATATGACATTGTTCTAGCAATGAGCCAGATCTATCGATTGGAAGATCTGCAAATGCTGATGGGCAATGACGAGGGTTCAAAGTTTTACAAAAAATATACTAAGAATGAGGTTATCCTCCAGCTCGGCAAGGGTAGTGGTAAAGACTTTGTATCTACTGTTGCTGTAGCATACATTGTGTATAAGCTATTGTGCCTTAAAGATCCAGCACGGTATTTTGGTAAGCCAGCTGGAGATGCTATTGATATTATTAACATTGCTATCAACGCACAACAGGCTAAGAACGTGTTCTTCAAAGGTTTTAAAACTAAAATTGAGAAGTCCCCATGGTTTGCTGGTAAGTACTATGCAAAAATGGATTCTATTGAGTTTGATAAGTCTATTACTGTTTACTCTGGTCACTCTGAGCGTGAGTCGCATGAGGGTCTAAACCTTTTAGTTGCAGTGCTAGACGAGATCTCTGGTTTTGCTAATGAGGTTGGAACTGGTAATGAGCAGGGTAAGACTGCTGATAACATCTACAAAGCCTTCCGTGGAACTGTAGATTCTCGTTTCCCTGATTTGGGTAAGGTGGCACTACTGTCCTTCCCTCGCTATCCAGGTGACTTTATTTCTACGAAGTATGAAGATGCAATCTTAGATAAAGAGGTTATTCAGAGATCTTACAGGTTTGTTATGAATCCTGATTTGCCAGAAGATCAAGAGGGAAACAGCCTAGATATTACGTGGGACGAAGATAACATTGTTTCATATAAATATCCTGGAGTGTTTGCACTTAAACGACCAACGTGGGAAGTGAATCCTACTCGCAAGATCGATGACTTTAAGCTAGCTTTCTACACTGACATGGGCGATGCTATGATGCGTTTCTTGTGTGTGCCCACATTCTCATCTGATGCTTTCTTTAAACAAAGAGATAAGGTGCAGTCTGCGATGTCTTTACGTAATCCTTTGGATTCGTTTAGGCGATTTGATTCAACGTTTGAGCCTGATCCAGAGAAGACTTACTTTGTTCATGCTGACCTTGCTCAGCAGCATGACAAGTGTGCTGTTGCTATTGCACATGTAGAGAAGTGGGTAAACATTCAGGTAATAAAAGACTATGAGCAGGTAGCACCAATAGTTGTGGTCGATGCTGTAGCTTGGTGGGAGCCAAAAGTGGAAGGCCCAGTCGATCTTTCTGAAGTAAAGAAATGGATTCAGAACCTGAGACGTATAGGCTTCAATCTTGGGCGTGTTAGTTTTGACCGCTGGCAATCCTTTGATATTCAGAATGAGCTTAAGGCTGTGGGTATCAAAACAGAGACAGTATCAGTAGCTAAGAAGCACTATGAAGATATGGCTATGCTTATTTATGAAGACAGACTAGTTATGCCAGCTATTGATTTGCTTTTTGAAGAATTGACAGAGCTTAAGATTGTCAGGGGTAATAGGGTTGACCACCCTCGTAAAAAGTCTAAGGACTTGGCTGACGCTGTTTGCGGTGCTGTCTTTGGTGCTATTTCTCATACACCACGTAACATTAATCAAGAGGTTGAGATTCACACGTTTAGGGATAGGCCAAAGAGGGATGAATTTGAACCTTTGCCACCTAACGTGATACAATATAAACCTATGCCAGAAGATGTTAGAGAATATCTGGATAATATGGGAATGATTTAACATTCTTGTAACATGGCTTTTATAAAGAGAGAGTACAATTGATTTTACCTATTAGTATTGTTTACTTTTCAAACGTATCTGAAAACACAAAAAGATTCGTTGAGAAGCTTGATAATAATGCTAATAGGCTGCCCATCAAATGGGATAAGGATAATCCTTTTCTTATTGAAGAGGAGTATATTCTAATTGTTCCAACTTACGGTGGGGGCAGTGAGGGTCATGCCATACCAAAATCTGTTAGAGAGTTTTTAAATATTAAATCTAACAGGGCATACCTACGTGGTGTGATTGGAACTGGTAATACTAATTTTGGTGAGCACTATTGTAAGGCAGCAGAGATGATCTGTGAAAAGACTGGTGTTCCACTAATTGCCAAGGTGGAGTTGCTTGGCACAGCAGAAGATGTAGAAAAAATTATAGGAAGGTTAAGGCTGCTTTATGAGTACGAACTATAGCTATCATGAGCTAAACGCAATGTTGAACCTCTACAGTGAGGACGGCAAGATTCAATTTGATAAGGATAAAGAGGCAGCTAAATACTATTTCTTAGACCACGTTAATCAAAACACTGTGTTCTTCCACAGCTTGGAAGAAAAGATTGATTACCTTGTTGAGAATGAATACTATGACAAGGCTGTGCTTGATCAATACGATTTTGATTTTATTAAGTCTTTATTTAAACAAGCATATGGTCACAAGTTCCGCTTTCCAACGTTCCTTGGGGCATATAAGTTTTACACATCTTATGCTTTGAAAACCTTTGACGGTACACGTTACCTAGAAAGGTTTGAAGACCGTGTCTGCATGAACGCACTCATGCTTGCACGTGGAGATAAGAAGCTTGCTCAGGATCTCGTAGAAGAGATTATTACTGGGCGATTCCAACCTGCTACACCAACCTTCTTGAATTCTGGCAAGAAGCAGAGGGGTGAATTCGTTTCATGCTTCCTGCTTCGTATCGAAGATAATATGGAGTCTATCTCACGAGGCATCAATTCTTCGCTGCAGTTGTCAAAACGTGGAGGTGGTGTAGCACTTAACCTAACCAACCTGCGTGAAGCTGGTGCACCAATCAAGAAGATTGAGAACCAGTCCTCTGGTGTGCTGCCCGTAATGAAGTTGCTAGAAGACAGCTTCTCATACGCTAACCAGCTTGGTGCTCGTCAAGGTGCTGGTGCTGTTTACCTAAATGCACACCACCCAGATATCTTGCAGTTCCTTGACACTAAGCGTGAGAACGCAGATGAAAAGGTTCGCATCAAAACACTAAGTCTTGGTGTTGTTGTTCCAGACATCACGCTAGAGCTTGCTAAGGCAAACGAGGACATGTATCTATTCTCGCCTTATGACATCGAGAGGGTATACGGAGTGCCAATGTCTGATATTTCTATTACAGATAAGTATCAGGAGATGGTAGACAATGCTGACATTAGTAAGAAGAAGATTAACGCTCGTGACCTGTTTCAAACTATTGCTGAGCTTCAGTTTGAGTCTGGCTATCCTTACGTTGTCTATGAAGACACTGTAAACAATGCTAACCCAGTAGAGGGTAGAATTAACATGTCTAACCTTTGTTCTGAGATTCTTCAGGTAAACACACCAACAACATATAATGCAGACTTGTCTTATGATGAGATCGGTAAAGATATTAGTTGTAACCTTGGCTCATTGAATATTGCTAAGATGATGGAGTCTCCAGACTTTGGAAAGAGTGTTGAAGTTGCTATCAAGGCTTTGACATCTGTTGCTGATCTTAGCTACATTGAGTCCGTAATGTCTATCGCTGAGGGCAACAAGAAGTCACGTGCTATTGGCCTTGGTCAGATGAACCTCCATGGTTACTTTGGTAAAGAGAAGATGCATTATGGAGATGAAGAGTCTGTAGACTTTACTAATATTTATTTCTACACTATCTTGTTCCATGCTCTCAAGGCTTCTAATGAGATGGCTAAGAAAACTGGTAGCCCATTTGATAACTTTGAGAATTCAAAGTATGCATCTGGTGAGTTCTTTGAGAAGTACACATGCTGTGACTGGAAGCCAGCAACCAAGAAGGTAGCTAAGCTATTCAAGGATGCTAATATTGATATTCCTAATGCAGCAGATTGGGAGAAGCTAAAGAAGTCCGTAATGAAGTATGGTTTGTACAATCAAAACCTACAAGCTGTTCCACCTACTGGATCAATTAGTTATATTAATAATAGTACAAGCTCTATTCACCCTATTGCTTCTCAGGTTGAGATTCGTAAGGAAGGAAAGCTGGGTCGTGTTTACTACCCAGCACCATATCTAACTAACGAGAATAGGGAATACTTTACAGATGCTTATGAGATTGGGCCAGAGAAGATCATTGATGTCTATGCTGCTGCAACACAGCACGTAGACCAGGGCCTGTCTCTAACACTATTCTTTAAGGATACTGCCACTACACGTGACATAAACAGAGCACAGATTTATGCATGGAAGAACGGTATCAAAACAATCTATTATATTAGAATCCGTCAGCAAGCCCTT